GTGTGCTCTACAGATGTTGTGGTGTCATCTGTGTGATGCGCCTCCCACCAATCCGCTGTCAGCACATGGTGTCCTATGCAGTTGAGGCAGTTCTCACAGGGTGCATTTGGATGATCGTCACAGTTACATAGATCGCAGGCCATCGTGTGTGTTTACACTCGTAGTTATTTGATCACCCCTCTGTGACGCTGTATCACGGCGCAATCGGCCAAATCCCACGGAGTCAAGGAGTTGAAATCTGTCGCTGTGCTACGGCTATCGCTACGCTCTATTGCGGCGGCGCTACGGCTGGTCATCCCAGTGGGCCAGTTCGGGGATGGCTTCTCTCCATCTGATGGGCCTGTGTGAGTTGAGGTATCCGATGCCCTCTCGCTGTTGCTGATGGATGTGATGATCTTGCCTCCCGGGCATGTGGAGTCTGGGCAACACGTTGGTGATCAGGCCGGTTGCGTGTGCCCGATCCGGGGGCAGTGATTGGATCCATTGCAGGGTGGCCCGCTTGATGGCCTCGGTGGCCTGCTGTGGCGCCAACCATTCGGGCGTGGTCACGGAGTCGTAGTCGCAGTCAACACGATGTAGGGTGTGGTACTCCCACAGGTCCGGCAGTGCCCTCAGGGTCATCGCGCTCACAGTGCAGCCCAGGGTGACTTCCGCGCGGGGGTGTCGGGATCGCCACTCCAACAACAGATCCATGTTGTCCGCCCATCTCGGCCATCGCATGGGCCATCTCACGTACTCGGCCCGATCCGCCACCGCATCGCAGCTCACGGAGATCCTGGCGGACCTGAACCGTGGCAGCCAATCATCCAGCCACTGGGGCCTGATCACCGTGCCGTTGGTGGTGATCTCCACATCGCAGTGCGAGGCGTGTCCCGTGGAGACCATGTGCGACAGCACCCGATCCACACCGGGCATGAGGAAGGGTTCGCCGCCCGCGAGGGCGAGGTGCTGTGTGTTGTGCGAGTTGGCCATGATCTCGGTGACCATCTCACTGGTGTGGTCCTGGGTGTCACCACCTCCCCTCAGTGCATGGTGCAGTGAGGACAGTGAGGGGCCGCAGGTGGCACAGGCCAGATTGCAGGTGCGATTCAGCCTGAGGTCGTAGGCCTTGGGGTCCGGCAAGGGCCTTGTGGGGTTCTCGGCGAGGTATCGATGCTCGCGTGGCCATCGACGGTTGGTCCTCTGCCTCAGCGACACTCCGCCCTGCGACTCGGTCTCCCTGCAACCCCCACACTCGGAGGGCCACTCGTGCCGGCGCCACTGCTGGCGTGCCCGATCGAGGTGCGGTGCCCTCCATGATGCGGAATCTCCCGTGTGTCGGCCACGGGACTCACAGCACAGCTCGGTGCTGCCGTGGGTGCCCACGTAGTGCCTTAGGAAGGGATGCACGCAGAATGGTTTGTCGGCCATATCGCTTATTTACTGCGTGCCGCACCAGGTAACTACTGTAAATGTATGCAAGCATCTCCGACATAACCGTCATAGACCTGGCCATCACATCCGTGTGCAATGCGAGGTGCATGGACTGTGCCAGATGGTGGGTGGACGACGGTGGCCGCCTGTACCACAACCCCGCGGACACGCACACCAATCATCACTGGCCGTGGAACACCCTGTGCGATCATCTGGATGTGCTGACCCACATCCGCTCCGTGCTGATCGTGGGCAACGCGGGTGATCCCATGAGCCATCCCAACATCGCCGACGTGTGCGAATGGATGTGCCGCAGATGGCCCAACGTGACCATCGTGCTGGACACCAACGGATCCCTGGGCACGGCCGACACCTTTCGCAGGCTGAGGAGTGCGGGTGACGTCGCATTCAGGTTCGCCGTGGACGGCCTTGAACACACCAATCATATCTATCGCAGGCGGGTGCCATGGCACAGGGTGGAACACAACATCCGACAGTGGCACGACATCGGCGGGGATGCCACCCTCAAGACCATAGACTTTCCGTGGAACGAGGCGGACAGGCCCGCCATCAAGGCCTGGGCGGACAGCATGGGGTGGACATGGCATCTGGATGCGAGATGGAATCCCGACATTGATCAAAAGATACTCGATCAAAAGGACGAGGCACCGGGCACTTGGCCATGGCCCTTGGAAGAGGGGCGGGACTGGCGCAAACACGTGGGACAACAGATCGATCGATGGGTGGCAAAAGGCAGGCCCATGCGTCCGGACTGCAAACAGCAGGGGGGAGACGTGCTGTACATCAACCACGATCACACCGTGTGGCCCTGTTGCTACTGGTCCAATTCACAGTATGTGCAATGGGAAGTGCAGAAGAAACACATCCAGCACATGCAGAGACAGGCCGAACCAAATTGGAACTCACTGGATCACAGATCTCTTGAGGACATACTCGCCCACCCGATCATGCGTGGTGTGGAAAAGTTTTGGCAGGGATCGGACATAGACAGCACCAACTCGATATGCATGCATCAGTGTGGAGGGTGCAGCTCCCGTGACTGACAGGATAACCCACAAGGCCACACGTTGGTTGCAGGTCGAGATATCCTCGCTGTGCCAGGCCGGTTGCATCGATTGTAACAGATGGCGGCCCGAAGGTGGATCGGAGGAATGGCGACCCGGTGACGAAACCCGATGGTTGCAGAACTCACACCATCACATGTTGAACAAGTATTACCCATCTCAAGATTGGTCTAAGCACATCCGGATGTTCGAGGGAGTGAGGCACCTGCAGTTCTGTGGCAACATGGGAGACCCCATGTCCCATCCGGGCATATTGGACTGTTGTATGGCAGTCAAGTCCCACATGCCGGACTGTGTGATCGATATCAGCACCAACGGTGGCATAGGCAGGCCCGAACACTATAGGCAGTTGGCAATGATGGGGGTCCACGTCACATTCGCTGTGGACGGCCTTGAAGACACCAATCACATCTACAGGAGGGGAGTCGACTGGCAGATGGTGAGGGATCGGATGACCGCATTCATAGATGCCGGAGGCCGAGCTCAATGGCAGTGGATTGAATTTCCACACAACAGTCATCAGATCGATCGAGCTCGAGAATTATCGGACCTGTGGGGATTCGACGAGTTCGAAGTCAGGACCAGATTCACCCAAGACAGCGACTTCGATAGATCGATTCTCGCCGCCAGCAAACAGGCGGTGTTGTTGAACTCCAAACATCGAGAGCCGGATTATTCGGAGCAGTATCTCGAGTCCATGTATGAAGAACAATTAGAACAGCATTCGCACCTGCGAGTCGACCCTGCCTGCACACACGCACCCGATGTTGATTATCATCATCCCAACCCACACATCAATGTGGATGGTACCTTGTGGCCGTGTTGCTTCACTGCTAACACTCCATTCCATACCAGTGCACCTGTGAGGCATTGGTGGAAAAGATTAACACAGGATCTCGACCCTGATTGGAACAGCCTCTATCACCACACTCCGCAACAGATCATCCAATCGGAATTTTGGCAAAACTTACTGCCCAAAACATGGGAGGACAATACCAACACTGTCTGTCTCATCCATTGTGGGAAATGCAAAGCATAAATTATTGTATGGAAGACGATGACGTAGATATAGAATACAACGTACAAATCAGTCCATGGACATACCAAAATGATACAATTTGGCCTTCCGGTGGTTACACCATTTCACTGGGACCACTCGAAAGCAGATCCCCACCGGACCAACCAGACATGTTCAGACATTACATCGCATCACAGTGGATCCATTCTTCACACTTAGCAGACGAAAATCCCCAATGGCAAGTGGAAGCATGGGTTGAATCAAAACCATATCTCAGAGAAGCCAAAGCAGAAGGCAAGTTGGAAATTACAAATGGCAAGGGAGACGACGACTTTGATTATTATTTCGTTGGAACCGATGAGGAATTTCTGATTTTCAAGATGCGTTGGTCGGAATACCTGTAATGCCCAAATGTGCTTTCTTGAAAAAAGGTAACACCATATCCATAGACGGATCTTTCAGTCCCTGTTGCCAATTCGAATGGCAACATCCTGCCCCCACTGATTACCAAGACTTCATAGAACTAAGGCAAGCCAAGGATCAGATGATGCAATCGGAAGATTGGATTCCTGAATGTAGATGGTGCAAAGACGATCATGAGTTCAAAGGTGAGAGCATGAAAGACTACGCCAATCAATTCATCAAAGGCAATCATTGGGAACTGTATTTCAACAACACTTGTAATCTCGCCTGCAGAATGTGTTATGCATGGTTAAGCAGTACATGGGAACAAAACATTAAACAAAATCCAAATCTCGACTGGGACAAGAACTACATAGCGGACACAACATCCAAAAGATCATTCAAGTTCGATGAGACCGTCTTCTTCAATGACTTGCCCAATGTTCAACATATCAAACTGTTGGGTGGCGAACCGTTCTTGATGAAAGAAGTCAAAAGAGTTTTAGATCACATACTCTCCAAGGGATATTCCCCCAACATCGATCTTCACATCACGACCAATCTCATGCAACCAATCAATGAATGGTGGGAGAAAGTGTTCGAGTCTTTCAGATCCACAAGATTGATAGGCAGTGTGGACGGATTGTATGAAAGGTATGACTACATCAGGCCCGGAGCCAAATTCGATACTGCAATGAAAACTGTGGAACAGGTAAAAAAACTTTGCCATAGAAATGACAAACTAATATTCAACATATCATGCACCGGTCAGACACTCAATGCCAGTCAACACACAACCATTCGGCAATTTTGGAAAAACCATAACATTCCCTTGGACATAGAACAGATGTATTACCCAGAGTTCATGAGTTATCGATCTCTGAATCCGGATCTAAGAAAACAATTTGGAATTGAAACCACATTGCAATATGATCCCATGGCCTTCCGCAAGTTGGTCGAACAAATGCACATCCAAGATTCGGTGCACGGAACTTCATTCGAAAAAACCTGTCCGGAGTTATTTTTAAAATAATTAACAGTATGAGATCAGATGAATGGTTAAAAAATAATTTACACAGAGTCAAGCACACACGCAAGTGCCAGAGAAATTGGGATCACAGCAAAGAAGTTCCTGAAGATGACATACAACATTTGATAGATGTCGCCCTCAATTCTCCTGCCAAACAGGACGAAGCATACTTTGATTTATATGTCGTTACCAACAGAGAAAAATTAAAAGATTTGTATTTGAATCATTCCTGGGGATTTGTTGTAGACAACGATCAACAATATCGAAATCCTCAGATTGATGGCCACGTGTTATTTTTCTGGGCAAGGAAGATTCCCGAAACCAATAGGAATGCTTGGGTGGATAACTCTCTCAAGGAATCACAACCTTTTTCAAGAGTCTGGGTTAACTGTTTGACGTCCATTGGATTGTCATCAGGAATGGTATCTCTCACAGCATCTCACATGGGGTACAGTGTGGGTTTCTGTAAAAATCATTTTCAACAACCCGGCAGTTACAAAGCATGGATCAATGTGTTAGGACACAAGGAACCATGTCATCCGCATGCTGACCCTGATTACGACAAGGGCATGAGTGATCCTGAATGGGTGTGTCCATATTCCGGAATGGATACCACACTGATACATTCCCTAAGCATAGGATTTCCTGATGAAACACTGCAATGGAACCAAAACAGAGACACACAGTACATGACCAGCGACCCCAGAGATAACATAGAAGGAGAAGTTGATTGTTTATCATATCCTGGCATAGTGCATGAGATGGGTCAAGACATAATCGAATTTTATCCTTACAGCCATGACGCAGAGACAGGAAGGAGTGTGGACAGACCTCATACGGTAAAATGGATACGATAAATGGACTACGTTAACGATACAATAAAAAATATGGCGGTCACTTGGAGGAACAGGGACCTTAGCCGACCTTTGAGTGAGGAACAAGTTGACTACTTTTCAAATCTCGCTGTGCAAACTCCCACCAAGCAAGAAAACAAATACTACAATGTATTCAGCATAACCAATCAAGAACTGATAGATAAAATCTATTACCATACAGCTGTACCAGATCCCGGCCCTGCCCGTGAACAACCATACAATCCGCAAGTCATAGCACCACTGCTGTTGATATGGTTCAGCACACAGATCGAGTTGGGTATCCGCAGTATGAACTACCTCAGCAACGCAGAAAAAGAAAAAACCAACGATTTGATCATAGATACCCACCAAGCTGTGGGCATCAGTGCTGGTGTTGTATCCTATGAAGCAAACAGATTAGGCCTCCAAACTGGTTTTTGTAGATGCATTCATGATGGAGAGGTGCGAAGGGAACTGCAACGCTACGGACATGATTTAACCGATGCGAGCTTATTGCTCACACTGAGTATCGGCTATGGAGATTCTGAAAATCCAAGGCAACATCAAAAGTTAGACTACATGATAATGCAACCTCATGAGAGAATTAATCCTCAACTAATTAGGATAAATTAATATATGGACATTTTGGAACAACAAAAACAAGCAGTATTGACAACACGACGTTGCCAAAGGAACTGGGATAGATCTAAAACGATACCCCAAGAACACATAGATCATTGGATATATTTGGCAACCAATTCGCCCTCCAAACAAGATGAAGCAAGATTCGGCCTGTGTGTTATAACCAAACCCGGGATAATAGACACCATATATGATGACTTTGCATGGGGATCTCACAGATTCGGAAACGATGCAGGTCGTAACACCCAGATGGGAGCAAATGCTCTTTTTGTTTTTGCAGAGATAGATGCATCCGACGACGAATACGACACAGATGGTATAAGTCAAAATCACAATATGGTTTCAGAAGGATTCGAACACAGAACAAATTTGAACTTTAATAGAGACATCGGATTGGCCATGGGCATTGTTTCTTTCAGTGCGGCACAGCTGGGATACAAAACAGGATTCTGCACCAACGTGATATACAACAAACATACTCATGATGATTGGAAAGATATGTTGGGCATTTCCCAGGACACCGTGTGGAACCCCACAGTGGTTTTAAGTATAGGTTATCCGGACGAAAGTCTTGACTGGTTCCAGAGCAGAGATTTAGAATACCTTGAAGCAGATCCTCGCGAGGGAGACTTGGATAAAATCACAGTGTTAGAAAAATACAAAGGTATTAAGAAGAAGTGGACAGACGAACCCATAAGAGAATTTGGTCCTATATCACACGATCACAAAGGTAATCCTAAACCTAAAAGAGTACCCTTAACTGTTATTCAATAATACTGGTTGATTTTGTTTTGCTGTTTTGCCGTAGTATAAAACTCTGAGATCTTTTCGATCGGTTTTAAATTTCCTATACACATCGATCACAACAGAATCATTGTTGAAATCGTAATCACTGTAATCTTTGTCATGGCACAACACGAAACAGTATTGTCGTAGATCTCTTGGTTCTTCGTAGCAAACGTCATAACCCAATCTCTCCAAATAGTGTCCCAGCAGTAACGCTGTAGAACCATCAGTTAGATCTGTGTCAGGTTTGAATGACTTTCCTAAAATGCAAACTGGTAAACCCATATGACTGACCAGTTCTGCTATGTTAAGAGTTTGTTGTTCTCTCATTCGAATGATGTCTTTGAAGAAGTCATAACTCAATTGCAATTTATTTGCCAACCAACTCAGTGCTATGTTGTCTCGAGGATGACACGGCCCACCATCTCCCATACCCGGCATCATATATCTTTTACCAACAACCCTGTCCGCATGTTGCAGAGCTTTGGCAATATTGTCAGGATCACTGTTTCCTAATCGATGTGTAACATCTTGAATCATGTTCGCAATACCTATCTTGGCAGATATGTAGGTGTTATGAAATATTTTTGTGCATTCCGCATCTTCGTATGTACCGATCATGATGTAAGGTTTATCCTTGTGTACTTCTATGGATATCAGCGTCTTGTAAAAATTAATTAACTTTTCGACACTGTCATCTTGTTGTCCGCTTTCATTACCCACTATAATGAGATCCGGATTCAAGAAATCGATCTCCACAGTGCCCATTGCAATCAAATATGGATTGTATATGAATTGCTTTTCCAATTCTAAATTTTTTATTATCGATCTTAATGTGCCCGGCAGTACGGTAGAAATGTTTACAATGAGTTGTTCAGGACGCACACATTTTTTCAATTCTTCCAGCACTGTGGTCAGTGAAGTATAATCAAAATCTCTCACTGGAAGGTTCGAGGATGGAATCTCTCCTCCGTATGATTTATCATGTGGAGTTGGTACAGCTATGAAAATAATCTCGGAATCTTTAACAGCCTCTGATATGCTGTCTTTGATTTGTACTGCTGAAGACTTGATTTCATTGTTGGTATCAAAACCATTAACTGTGTGGCACTTTGCCATGGCCTCGGCCACAGGCATACCTAATTTGCCAAGACCTATCATTGATATATTAGATTGCATTACTATAATTTACCTCTACTTTATTATTGATTCTAAAAAGTGAGACGCTTGTTGTTGACTATTCTTTTCTATTATTCTGGTCCACATCTTTGATTTCTTTTTGTAACGGCCCCAGATGTATTTGTCTAGATCAGCATGAAGCCATGAACCTTTTCTTTTAAATTCGGATTCCAATTGACCTGGCAACCATGCACAAAATCCCAACATGATTTTCCATTGTTTCGGCCCCTTATTTTGTTCGATATCTTTAAAGATCTTATCATCGAATGTGACACTGGAGATATCATTGACAGGACTTGTGTTAGAATTTTTATAGTCTATAGAATGTATGATTGTTATCTTGTCAGTGGAAACAGGCCCTCCACAATATACAGGAATATTTGTCGGCATGGGTGCATCGATGCCATAAATTTTTGGTATAGATTCTGTCTTAAAATTTAATACCAATTGGTTCATCATGAATCCTACCCTGTGAGTGTCTTCATGATTACTCATATTGATCACAGCATATCTCCATATATCGTGTATGCCGGCATTTAAATTGCTTGAAGATAGTATTAAACAGTTGTCTAACATTTGTTGTATTTAATTGTAAACTGTGTAAGTCTTTTTGTCAAACAAAAACTTCTTACCGGGTTTCTATACCAAGCATCTGTATCTTGACCGTGTGGAATTTTGCGGTTTAATTGCGAATGGAAGGGTCTACAAAGCCGGAAACAAGAAGTATGTAACATTTGTCACCTTAGGAATAGACAACGGCTATTACGTAGATATCACTGTAAATCGACCATTCTCTTATACCGACAATGATGTGGTGCGTGGTATTGGCAGAGTTAAACATTTAAACAATTCGGATTACATTGAAGTGATCGAATGTGAATCAATTCCTATAGATAAGTTTTACAACTAATCTTTTATTCGGCACTGCCAAGTGGCAGAAGATTTACCTTTTTGTATAAGTTTGACGAAGCTTAAGTATTTAGAATGTTTATTTTTGACATGGTCGCGTATATTGAATATGAGTGTCGTATTTTGATCGCTATGTTTTTTGATTAGGTCCAAGTAAGTAGACACAGGATAATGAAATCCGGCAGAAGCAAAAGACCATATCATGTCAAATTTGACACTGTCGTCTATTTTTGGATCATCGCCGTTTACAAGATGATAGTTGGATGTTCCTTGAGATTGCCAAAGTTTTTCCAATTGTTCAAGAGAATTGTATCCGTCGAAAGACTCGACAGGTCCATAGTCTTTTAATCTATTTTTTCCACTCGGTTGTACATCCAACAGATAAATCTCTGTGTTATAATCTCTGTGCATCCATCTAGATTCGTAAGCAGGCCCACACCCTATGTCTAAAAGTGTTTTAGGAAAACTGTCTATCGATTTGATTATAAGATCATAGCTGTTTTGTTTCCAGATGACATATTCTTCAGATTGGAAGAATTCGTATTGATGATCTCTATTCATTTTACAGACGCTGTGTGATATTTAACTTTTACCAAGATTCTTGATCAAATCTTTGATCTTAGATGATTCCACAGTGGCTCTCACTTTGCCAATGTCATCTTTGGGTGATTCATCTGACTTGTGTTCTTCTTTGGCTTCTGCTGTCACAGTAGATGTTCTTTTCAAGTTGGAATATATGCTTGGTGCTTGTTTCTTGAATGATTGATATTCTTCATCCTCTGCCAAGTCAAGTATTCTCAGTGTGTCCACATTGAACTCCAAGTCAACCTTGTGTCCAACACCTGATGATGAACGAGTTTTCATAAACTGTATTTGATACTTGCCTCGCTCTCTCATTGCACGAGATGTAAAGATACCAATCACATTGTCTGCTGTTTGTATTTTAGAAAGTCCGCCTGATATATGTGAATGATCAAATTCGATCTCTTCCACAGATGCTCTGTTCAACTGTGATGCTGTGATTAATAGTGCATTCATATCCACAGCAACATTTCTTAATTCTTCTGACACATACTTGTCTTTGACAAACAGATCCGATGGTGACACTCGCTTGTTCATTGGCATCAACAGATCCAAATAGTCGATCAGTATGACATCACATCTAAGATTGTGCTGTATCTCAAACTCTTTGATGTATGCTCTGATGTCGAGAGCAGTGGCACCCGACGCAATGTATTTGATTCTGATCTTACCAGATGTCTTGGCTTTCATCTTAACTTTCAAGTCTACGGTATCTAAATCTTTGTATATCTCACGAGTTGGAGTTTCTGTCATCATGGCATCTATTCTCATCGCTGTGAGTTTTTCGCTCAACTCGAGTGTGATGTAAACAACATTCAAACCTTGCTCCGCATAGTTGCAGGCCAAGTTCTGCAAGAACAAACTCTTACCAGCACCAGAACCTCCCGCAAAGATATTCAGTTCACCTCTGTTGAATCCGCCAAACAGTTTCTTGTCAAACTGTTTCCAACCAGTGGGCACCATGCCGTTGTTGTCTTTGAGTGCTTTTAATCTACCTTTGGGATCTTCGAAGTAATCAAGACCCATGTCTTTGGTCAGTCCTATCTGCACTGCCTTCTTGATCTTTTCTTCCACAGAACCGTAGTCACCTTTTTCCAACATATCTGCTGATGCAAGGATGGCTGATTCCAATTCTTTGTGACGAGCAAATCTTTCATATTCATCAAGGAACCAATCGAAGTGTTTGGGATCGATGTCTGCCGCTGATTGCAGTTCTGCACCAGTCTTGGCATTGACCATTCCGACGTCGGGCAGTGTCTTGTATTCGTTGGCATATTCGAAGATGAACTTGGCAGATTCTCTCAGTTGAGCATCATAGTGTGAATACTTGAAAATGTTCTGTGCCCGCACGAATGACTGTGCATCCGCAAGGAACATTTCCAAAAATAGTTTTTGTAAGTCTTTAGTGTACTCCACGATTATATTATAGCTTCTTTCTGCGAACTTGTCATTTCTAAAGTTATGTCTTGCAAACCAGTTTCTCTGTCCAAAAATTTGTACTCTATCTTTTCGCAATCCCATTTTTCCAAAGCATCTGCGATAACTCCAGGATCCAACTCACTGCAAGTGTAAACATCCAATTGTACCAAATTTGGTTTTGGTTCGTCCCAGATGTGTATCACGACATGAGAAGTTTCTATGATGGCGGCCCCAGTGAATCCCTTGTTACCAGATACATCACAGTATTTGACAAACGGTCCCATCATGATCTTCATATCGATATCGCGGATAAGATTTGATATCCAGTCCTGAACTGTTTGCTCGTGTTTAGGTGTGTTGAACGCTTCGGCTCTTACTATCAAGTGTTTGTGTTTCATAAACTCCTTTTGAATGTTAGTTAGCATAGTTTGTTATTAGTAATTCCTTTCTGTCTTTTTGATCCTGTCTGTATGTTCCTGTGGAACGCATGGTGTATTTCAAATCCCATTGCAAGCAGTAGTATGTCTTGTACAAGTCTATAAGTTTGGGATTGGCATTGTAAGTTATCATGAACCGAGTGCTTAATCCATCCACGTGTTTTTTAAATTCTTCATGATCGAATCCCTTGTGTTTGTCTCCGTCTTTGCCATAAAGGAAGGACTTGATGTCGTATGGTGGATCTAAAAATATAAAATCTGTGTCGTAGGAGTCCATCATGAAGTAAGAGTAATCAAGATTGGTTATATCCCATCCTGCGATCAATTGTTGATAGGTGGGCAGTTTCCTTATAGAATTAATTGTAAAGTTCCCGTGATATGCTTGTTGGGAGAAAGATGAAGACACCAATCCTGAAAATGAACACTTGTTGGCAACATAAAAGGCACAAGCAACTGAGAACGGATCCGACAAATCATCATGCATGACTTTTTGTGATTGGGTAAACAATGTGCGTTGGTCTTCTTCGTTGTGCTCTGTGGAGCGTTTCAGATCTTCCAGTTTGTCCGCCATCTCCTTGCCTGCAGATTGCAGTTGTTCCCAGAAACAGTACAATGGATAGTAAGCATCATTGACGTGGATAGTGGCATTGGGATATTGTTGAGTGACCCATAGAGCAACAGAACCACCACCCACAAAAGGTTCCACATAGGCCTGGATGTCCTGCGGAAAGTGTTCACCGAGGAACTTCATGGCGCGAGATTTGCCTCCGGGATATCTCAAAGGTGTTTTTAGTTTCATATCGATTCTATGTACTTTCTGAGTTCTTTGTCTTGCACATCATTTGGTATCACATTTTTGAAAAAAATTTTATAACTGTCCGAACCATACTTTCCTATGCCATGTAAATCACTGGCTTCATCACCGTCCCAATCTAAAAATTGCTTGGACATCTTCCTTATCCGCTCGGTCCTTACCTTCCACATGCCCAATGGTTTTAACAGTTTTTCTTGATAAGATTGTCTGCCCGCAAGGAATTTTTGAGGTGTGGGGTATCTATCAAATAATTCTGGAAGCACCCACTTGACTTGCTTGCGATATGTTTGGTTGAGGCACATCACAGCAACCATGTGTTGCCAAGGCCCTTTGATTTGCTGTTGCACCATCAGTTCATCTTTCATTGGTTGGATAGACATAGTTTGGCATGTTCCTTGATTTTTAAAAGCATGTTGTATGCACCATTCCTTCTCTGACCCGATAAGATGACGCCGAAGTTCAATTCGGTTGATAGATCTGCATCATTCTCTACTATCTCTTGTGCTGTGCTACCACTATACACATCTGCTATTATTGTGACTATTCCTTTTGTTATGAATGCATCGCTGTCGCTCATGAAAGTGATTTTGCCGTTTTCATTTTTAGGAACTAACCAAACTTGACTGGCACATCCTTGTACCTTCCAGTCTTCTGTTTTTAACTCCTCCGGCACCGAGTTGGTTGAATTTTTGCCCTTCTCGATTAGGTATTGGTACTTTTCTATGTTGTCATCGAACAGTGCTAATTCTTCTTTGTATTGATTGATTTTGTCTTTTATAGCCATAGTTTCTCATTCAATTTAATTTTTGTCTTAGAGTCGTGGGTGTGATTAAGGATGGCTTGCATGGTCAGTGCCTTACCGTATTTCAACACAGCATTGTTGATATCTTTGATACCATCATGCCATGGCGGCATTGACACCGACCATCCCCAATCACAGGCCTGATCGATAAGTTTGCTTCCGGCTCGATCACGATCAGGCACTATGATAACTTTTCTGTTGAGTGCATCTATCTGTTGTTTCTGTTTGGCACTGATCTCACTGCCAAGGATCGCCACACAATCCAGCAGGATTGCATCGAACACCCCCTCCACAAGTATCACAAACTTGCGTGACCAGTGTTGAGCATCAAGGTTAAACAGTGATCCGGGTTGTACCTGTGCGTAGTATTTCGGGTTGATGCTTGATTGTATTCCCCTTGCTACGAATCCTATGTTTTTGTTTTGCCATGTGATAGGAACTATTATCCTTGTTTTCATTGTGGGAGAATGATAAAATTTAAAATCTTGTGGTGCAAATCCTCTACCAGCAAGATACTCTACACACTCTGATTGATCATTTACCAGCACAGCATCTTTGGGCAATGGTTGATATTTGAAATCAACTTCTTCATACTGTTGTGTTTTGATTTCTGGACTTATTTCTTGCGACAGTTTCATCGCCTGCATGCTAAGTTTTCCTATCTCGGATGACGAAACATTCAACCATGTGAGAAGTTTTCTAAATCTGTTGCTGAGATATCTGCCCGGAGTGAAGTTGGCCTTGAATCCACAATTGAAACAATGATACTGCACAGACCCGTCTGCTTGATACATGATGCCACCTCTGTTCCTGTTGTCCTGCGTTTCGCCGTTGTGATGGCAACACGGTGCATTGAATGATGTCCACCCAGATGGAGTCTTTTTCCTTTTGGCGGGCAGATGCGATTCAAGAGTTTGCTTGAGTTCCGGAAACATTAATAATATTATAAACTAAATGAAATAAATGTCAAACACAATGACTAAAACCAGGTAAGTCAAACTGTGAAGTATTTGATCGATAGACGTCAAGATCCAAAATTCTCTGCTGTTTTGGCTCCATTGGTTTGCATGAACAAAATTATTTTTCAACCAATCTATTTTGAAATGAGCAATATAATCTAACACTCCAAAGATGATAGGAGCAAACAATATGTACCATTCGACATTTATAGATGACACCGCACACCATATGGTTATAAAACTAAACACCAATGCAGTGCCCACGGCATGATCAAGTGCATGGAGGTGTCCCTTGCGTGATGTCAATTTGTGCTTGTCATGTGTCTGAGGGAATCTTCCTTGCAGTGCAAAGTCGCAAATAAAATGCTTGGCCAAAAGTAAAAACAACAAAGTGTGGAGCATGTGTCTATTTTATGATCTATAAAGTATTTTGTCAATACCTCCCAGCACTGTGGATGAGTCTCCGGCGTCCTGGGCAAAAACAAAAGCAACCGAAGTGTGTACTCCTGTGAAGTTAAAGTATTTCACTCCTGTTGCTGACGAATATGACTGTGTGGTTATCTTATAAAAGTTCGATCTGTGAGAGTCTGTTGAGAAACTCATGTTTGGTTCCATGGTTCCATACACATGGAGTTCTCCTGTAAAACCATCGGTATAGACTGCCACAGTGTGCAATGCTGTGTTTGAATTTTGATTTGGATTAGCAGTTACCGTTGATGATATGTGTCCTGATGTTGCACTATATGTGAAACTTGATATTTCTGTGCTGGCCTTGAGTTCAGGAAATGTTTCTGCAACAACTTCAAATCTTACAGCCGCATCGTACCTGGTGTCGGCATACACTATTTGAGTGGTACTGGATGTGTCTGTGTGCTTGATGGCTCCGTGGTAATAACCTACAGGCAATGATAACATGTCGCTTTCGGTGATTGTAAACTTGATGTGACCTTTTGTGGATGTGCTTGAACCGTCATCAACCACTGTGCCAACTTTGGTCAACTTCAACGAATTGTTTGTGTCAGATATTTGTAAAACTGTTGTTGTGCCATCGACAAATTGTGCTTTCTGATCTTGATTCCGTACTACAAGGGTGAAGGTGTTGTCAACTTCCTTGTACAATTTTATTGATCTTTCATACACCTTTTCGTATCTCCTTACGGTGCCCGATGTGTGAATGTACACATCAACGAGGTTGGGTAATTTGTATCCGATGTTATACTGCATGGCATTTATTGTATTTATAAGCCACATCTATTTGGAGTTTTAAAAGAATGTGGTAATTAAACTTAAAATGCCAACAGATCTCAAAGATATTCAATCTTCGTACCCGTTTTTGTCATTAATTTCGGTCGGCAGAAGCGAGTATGTGGGTATCATACAAAATGCTGATGCTAAGGTTCTGAGCATCTATGTATACGAATTCCTGCCAGCAGACCTTAAACAAAAATTTTTAGAGTTTGGCGCGAATTGGTGGTGGGAATCAAACAGGAAAATTCCTATCAATATTTTTATCGGCCATGATTTCAAAAGGTTTAGACCATACTTGCGTACCTACAGCCTAAAAGAAACAAAAGTCATATTTGGTCCTGTCACAAGGCTTAGTGCTCTATCTGATCTTAAAAGGGTGCGAAGGAAAACAGTTCAGTTACTAAGAACCGTTAAGTAAATTCATGTGTACCAACACAGCTAACGCATAAGACATAGCGTGAGCTTTCTTGAAATAGTATTCTCCATCTGTTGGTTTTTGCCAGATTTCGTCGTTGATTTCGGTCCACGACTTTGTTAGCAGGTATCTTTTTGCTGGCCTAATGATTGCAAGACAGCAAGCCATCTGTTCTAAATTCTGTGGTTTAAGTTTTGATACTACTTCGTAATGACCGTTGAGATGAAACAGTTGATCTACAAATTCTTTTTCCTCGAGTCGATACCATGGGGGCTCGGTATTAATCAACTCGTCCAGATGTTGTCTCGACCTCACCAACGAATATATGTTTACATTTAAGAAGTCCAACTTGAAGTATCCAAGTTGTTCCGCCACCTTGTGATCGAATGCCGATTGATCAGTGCCGGGCACAGTTGGTATGTCCACAAAGTATACACCGGTGTTGTGAGGCTTGATGCCCTTGTCATCCCATATGGTTGCACGGGTGTGAGGCAAGACATCGAGTATCTGTTGTCTGTCAGCAAAGTCTATGTCTATGTCAGGCATGTGTTAGTTTAAAGTATACAGCATCTTGTTTGGATTTAAAAGTTAAAATTGCATCTTGGTTTTCATAATCTTCTAAGTATCCATCTTCTCTCTTCGTTGGAACAAAATACCATCCCCATTTTGATTTACAGTTTTTCAAACACCAACCGATGATGTCGTAACCAACTCCGTATTGTTCGAGATTAATTTTATATCGATATTTTTTGTTGTAACCATAACCAGCTGGCAACAAATCTGCACCGAATCCTCCGGTGGTAGCAGTGAATGTGTCTACTAATCTTTTTGGTTTTGTTTTCGTTGCCATCCGAATTTCCTTTTATCTAACAGAGTTGGATTTCCTGACACATTGGGTGCTATATGTTCTACTCCCTTGTGGGCGATAAAATTCTCGATCGCTTTGTCTCTTATGGCCTGTATATCTTTGATCTGCTGATCTGTGAACTTCTTACCAATTAATGGTATGTGTATCGGTTCATATCTGCCTTTTGCTTTTTTAGAATGTTTCATATCTCCTCCTTAGTATTTTATATAAACGTTCCCATATTAATCTATTTCTTTTAAATTCACTGTATCCATGCCCTTCATACCAACCAATTGTACACTCCCCTCACTGCTAATAGCAAGTAAAATATTTCCATCAGTGCTCTGGGGGTGTCCTTGTCTTTAAACCCCATGTAAATCCATATGGAACAACTCGCACATGCAATCAACCATCCTATCCACTGCACGGAAGGATTACCACCACTCAGTAAGAATGCACTCACCATTGCCAGTACGAACCCCAACCATCTCCATCCTTTTAAATTATTGTAAAATCTAATTTTCATAATTGTCCAGACTCACGCATCTGTCTCCTTATGTGTGTGGCAGATATCGAATGCATATCTTTGCCAAGATCATGTTCAGTAAATGTATAACCAACACCCCTGCCGTATGATATATCTACTATGTTTGGCACCGGCATGATCACATATTCGACACCTTCTTGGTAACCATGTGTTGCCAACCCTTGTTGTATTTTTTCCTTAACCACTCCGAATTCGAAAGGATTGTCCGATTGATCATTTGTTCTACCCGCACCCGCATCACGATCTTTTGGCACTTCTCTACACATGATACACACTTGCCCGGTCTCCGCCAGAGCACGTCTAAATAATTCTGTGTGCCCGTCGTGCCAAGGTTGCCATCTACCCAACATCTCTGTGGTTGGTTTCTTCCAATCAAACATCTATGGCACCATCCTTTATTCTTTTAATTTGTATGTCATCTGCGATGGACTCGATTTCAGCATCGGATAAATGTTTCGTTACATGGTAATCTACGTTTTCAGGACGTTCGAACATCTTATTGGTATCTTCAAATCTTCCTTCAGTGATAGTATCTAACCAGATTATGATGTCCGGATCAAAGTTATCACGGATCTTTTGTGTAGGAGCCACAAAATCACACACGACGACTCTACCATGAGAAACTTCAAAGTCTGCAAATGTTTTCATTCTTAATGATTGTCGTTGTCTTCCCTGTGCTGAAAAGTCCCAGTCGTTGGCGGCCCCTCTAATTACATCTGCATTGAACCATGCACACGATTCTATATTTTTGATCAGTCTTTCTGCTAAGTGGGTCTTGCCCGATCCAGGTAAACCACAAATTAGTATTTTCATTCTATGCCTGCCTCTCTTAGTGTGTTCTTCACAAAGTCCGTGTCTTCGTCTCTCTTCTTAAAAGTCCTCTTCCAAAACTCCGGGTCGATGATCTCGTGTATGATTTTTATGTGATCATCATGCATGATTGTGATCATGTCCTTGCCTGTCTCACAGTTTAGTAACACCCACGGAGATATTCTTCCGTTGACAATCATCTGTGTGACTCTGTTGAGATTAACGTACTTGAAAAAGTCCTCCAGTCTAGCTCCTTCTTGTTCCGCCCATTCACCCATTGTGACGATTGTCCTATTGAGTGCTTGCGTGACCCCTTCTGTCCTAATTAGATGCTTGATGTATGCGTCGATGGTTCCTTGTTTGGCCCATGAATCAATTCTTATTTTTGATGTACACAGCCAATCGATGAACGCACCTATCTCTATTGGAGTGTTTGCGGTGATGAATTCTGCTGTCTTTATGAATGCACGATAGTACTGTGAATTTACAAAGTCTACGAACTGTTTGGGTTTTTGATTGGAGTAGTTTATATCGTAAAAGCGTCGGAATATTTCGAACGCCAACACATGCACCTTGTTGTCTTTTTGCTCCCATCTTCTTTTGGGTTCACACATGTGAACGTCAAGGGTAGACTGTTTGGAGAAAGATTTTGAACAATAGTCGCAAGTGGGCATGTTAGTTTTTATTGTAACAGGTTGATATTTTAAAATCAATACAGATCCTTGGTTAACGGAAATATTTTTAATTTAAATTTTATCATCAATTCTCTAATAATTCCGGCAAATTTTCAAAGGCATAAAAATATATTTCCTTTTTGATGTCTTCGTAGTTTGTCGGTTTTAGTTGTTTTCTAAAACCTGTGTCTTTTAATTCTATGTCTTCGTAAAAAAGTTTTTGATGATATTGCTTAGTTTTAAGCAATTGATGGTTGTGTGCTATTTCGTCACACACTTTTGATACCTCATCTTTGTCTATATCGAGTGAAAATTCTTGTGTGTCCTGCTGATCTCCATCCATTTCTAACCATACACCTGTAGTTTGTGCAACGTACATACTGGCCATTTGGTCTATTTTATTTTTCCTCTCTAATAAAATTACATGACTGTCGGCAGTAATCTCTTCTATCTCTACCTTGAACTTGTCTTCTGTTTGTCCGGGCATTACCTTGACTACATAATTTTGATCGATGGTTTTGATCTCCTTCAAAAATTTTTCTGTGTCTGCTGGTCGCAAAGGTTGGAATGCTTCACAATAGTTTTTTAAATTGTATACCTTAGAAAGTTCGCCGGTTAGTGCTGTGGACCCAGTCCTGTAGTTACACCATATGAAAATATTTTTGTTAGTTGGAATTTTATATTTGTTGTTTTGCATAAATTTTCAACTGTCATCATCTTTGAATCTTTTCATGGCATGATAAAAAGAAATGTCCGTCATCAACCATAGTATGAACATGCTACTCGAACCGGGCAACACGCCAAAAAACATTATGCCTATGAAGGTAAAAATTCCAAAGTTTGTCAGCATGTTTCTGACATAAAGGACAATGAATATTTTAGGCACTGTGTAGTAAAACCAATTATTCATCTTTGAAATACTTTTCTAACTTGCCTTCTTCGTTCTGATGCTGTTCGTAATCCGGCATCGGGTCTTTGACCTGAGATATGTTAGGCCATATGTTGCTAAATTTAGTATTCAAATCCAACCATTTCCCATCTTGATCTGCTGTGCCAGGAATGATTGCTTCCTCCGGACATTCGGGTTCGCAAACGCCACAATCTATGCATTCGTCAGGATTGATAACCAGCATATTTTCTCCCTCATAAAAACAATCAACAGGACACACCCCCACACAACTGGTATGTTTGCACATGATACATTTGTCATTAACCAGATAGGTCATTTTTCTATTCCGTAGTCTTTCTTCATTTCGTTGAATTGTTTGGTGGTCAGTGTTTTGTCTAATGTGTCTAAGTCTGCTTGTTTGGCATTAGGAAACATTATTTGCAATTCTTTCATC